AACACAACCCGCTACGGGGGAGACTTACCCGAAATCTGATTTATTCAACAAAGCCCCAGCTGACTCAAGTGCAAGACATTGCAACTCTGTATCCTGATGATTTGTTGATACACGAACATACCCGTAAATCATGAGTGCTTCTCCTGTTGTAAAAATAGGAGAAGCGGTGAAATATCACCTTATTCAGAAAAATATTTGAATGTTGATGGAGTATAGAGTAAAAAGGTCCATCAAACGATGATGATCGCTAGCTATTCGCTCATGCAATTAGCGAGGCGTTGAAGGAGGTGACAATGCGCATGTAGAAGGAAAATGAGAGATTTGTTGCAACGCACAGATCAGATTCCAGAAAAAACAGCATAAAAATATTATTGTGCGGTTTTTCAAAGAAAATCAATAATTCCATTCCGTCATTAAAATATATGAATCGTTTTAATATGCTCAGCAAAGATACCACAACTAATCTCAAAGGATTTGCAATACTAATTGTAATGCTTGGCCATCTCGTAAATATCAATAAAAGTACGCTGAATTATGATTTCAGATACTTTGCCGCCTTTAGCGTAGCAATATTTTTAATTGTTTCCGGTTATGGACTATCTGCTTCATTTTCATCAAATGGTTTGAAACATTTTTTTAGCAAAAGATTATCAGCTGTAATCATACCTTATGCGATAGCAACAATATTTGTGTCGTTTGCCTATAATATATTATTTAATGATCCCATAAGGGTTCTTAGGGTAATAACACTAAATAATCCTAACAATGCAATTGATGGTACGCTGTGGTTTATATATTTTATATCAATATGGTATGTTTTGTTTTTTATTTCATATTCAGCATTCAAAACCAAATGTCTTAGAGTGTTTTCTCTTTTTGTTTTCTCTATATACATTTACCACACTAAATTAACAGAACCGTTTCCCGTTCTTGATTTTCAATTCAAACTCCATGCATTTTCTTTTGCAATTGGTGTAGTACTTTATGAATATAAAGAAAGAATATCTTGGCGATGGGTAGCTGTAATAGGAGTTTTTGTATTTGGATTTTCCGTTCGAAGTCTATTCACCAATTTCACCATGATTAGTTATGAAGTTTCATGCATAAGCTTTGGGTTGCTAATAGTAGCTTTATTTTCTTTAACTAACTTTAAAAACAATATATTATCATATTTTGGTGATTTATCTTATGAAATGTATTTATTTGAGGGGGTACTGCTTGGAGTAATGTACAGTGAAAATCTTATAATAAATGCAGTTATGTTTATTTTTTTTACAACTGCAACCGCTGGTTTATTTAAGAAAATCACTGAGAGTGTGAAATGCAAATCATCTTCTTTGGTAAAGTGGTTAATTAAAGTATAGTTAATATTAACTGCCTAGAGATTATCTGTTACTCAATCTCTAGGCAAAGTAGGAAACTGGTTGTTCTATGGCTTTTCAGGCCATTCAATATCTGGTGCACTGGTGGTATCGACCAGTTCCAGTGCGTCCAGATAATCCAGCCACAAATTATATTGTGCCAGTTCCTCACCTTTCAGACGACCAATAGCCGCTTTACCAGACCATTGCTTGCTATTCATATATTCGTTGGCCTGATTAATCAATTGCTGCTTTTTCAATTCGGCTGCGGCAATCTGTTCCTCAGGCATTGGCGGAGGAATATCACCCCATGCAGGAAATCCATCTTCACCGACAATGCGGATTTTCCCTTTCGGTGGTTCACCTGAAAACTCAATAAACAGCTCTTCATCCACTTCATTAACATTATCGAATTTAATTCCATTTGATTCATAAATCTCTTTCATCGCTATCGGATAGAAAGCATTTGTTCTGGCATCATATAAATATTTATTCATTTTAATTATCTCCCAATGGCGATCCATCGAGCGTAAATAACTGATGGGGATGATGTTGAATTTAATAATTTGAACTGAGTATTGCTGACAGGTTGAACTGCAAAGCTATAAGGCTCATTCTGAACTCCCACGTTATCATACGAGGCGACAAGCTGAACTGTGCTGTAATTCGTAAAAGGGATTGGGAAATTATTGAGTTGCGGATCGCCAATTTGTCCAGACAGTGCAATTCCCCACTGGATAATCGTCCCACCGGGTAAAGATGCCCAACCAGTGCCACTTGTAAAGCTCGACATGTCGGGAATCTGATTCGCCCCTGTCCCTACATTCCTTTTAGCCGCTTCTCCCAAACCAAGGTATTCGATAATCCCATCTGCGGTTTTTCCAGACAAAGTTGTCAGCGTGCTATCCAGCGGCTGCTTGCCTGCCAGCGCATTTGTCATGGTGGTTGCAAAGTTAGGATCGTTTCCTAACGCCGCCGCCAGCTCGTTCAGGGTATCAAGCGCAGCAGGTGATGAGCCAACAAGCGCAGCCAGAGCTGATTTTACGAAAGCAGTAGTGGCTATTTGCGTATTGTTGACAGTCTGCGCAGCCGTGGGGGCTGTCGGCGTTCCGGTCAGGGCCGGGCTTGCCAGTGGGGCTTTGAGCGCAAGCGCGTTATTAATGGTGGTGCTGAAATTAGGATCGTTGTTGATAGCCGCAGCAATTTCTTTCAGCGTGTCCAGTGTAGCCGGGGCACCATTCACCAGGGCGATCAGAGCCGCCTGAACAAACGCAGTTGTGGCAAGCTGAGTGGTATTGTTACCTGCAGCTGCAGTCGGGGCTTTTGGGGTGCCGGTAAACGTCGGGCTGGCTTTTGGCGCATATTGCGTATGCGGATCAGCTGCAGCAAGATGCGCCGCCATCAGCTCATCTACATACACCTTCAGTTCCAGCACCTTGTCATCCACATATTTGCGGGTAGCCAGCACTACGGACGGGTCAATTTTCAGCGTAATGTTATCGGTGCTGCTGGTAATCAGTACCATGCGCACTGTTTGCGTGCGGCCGCTCCCTTCTGCCAGCTGCGGTTTGTAGCTCTCCGGGCAGTTTCCCACGGCGATCAGCGCGCCCGTTTCATCGAACAGCCCAACTTCACGAATCCACCAACCGCCCTCAGTTTCAGGAATCACCTGCTCAGCAATAATCTGGCTGCTGTTCTGCGGATCGATGTAAAGCATGTTCAGGTCAGCGCGCCGCTTTTCGGAAACCAGCTTCGTCTGTTGTGCGCTGGGAGTTGGAAGCACGCCGCCGCCATCCCCCACCGCCATCTGGGTAATTTTCAGCGGCACACCGAGCGCGGCAGCGCTTGCCAGTTTCGCCGCGCCAATATCCGTCAGCAGGGTATAAAATTTTGCGCTCATGGGTTCACTCTCATTGTGTCGATAACATGGACGGCGCCGCCCTCGTAGGCAGAGCCACCGGAAATGATGGTTTCGTTGATATACGGGTAAATCGTGATTTCTTCGCCGGTGTAAGTGGCAGCCCCAACGAAATATGGTCCGCTCGTCTGCAGGTTTATGGACATGCCGATCAGATGCCGGCTGCAGGGTTTGGCATCACCAATCAGGCGCTCCAGCTCCAGATAGGTTTCCTCTGTTATGCCCTGGTCCTGCACCCCAATATCCAGGCGAAACGTGCCCGGCGCCTCGCCGGTCTGCCACCATTCAATAATGCGGATCAGAAAGCCGAACGGCTCCACCACACGCCGCACCGCGCTGGTTGTGCCCTTGTGCTGATGGATATAGAACGCATCCTGCACCACGCGGCGCTTCACGCTCTCCGCCCATCCTTCGTCCCAGCGATCAACCGAAAAGGCCCACGCCAGATACGGCAGAAACTTGACCGGGCATGTTGCCGGGTTCCATAAATCCCGCAGCGGCACCTGCAGATCGGAAATTCCGCTGCAGGTCTGAGCAAGTCGGCGCTCAAGCGGCGATGAGCCAGGAGGAAGTAGACTATTCATCCGTTCCCCCGTTGGTTACGCTCCATTCCGTACATGAAGCGGCTTGTGTCTTATCCAGCACCACATCAGCGAGCGGCGAGGCCAGCTCAACACGCTGCACACCTTCAACATGCAGCGCGGCATAAATAGCACTGCGGCGAATATCACGCCCCAGCCTCGTCTGGCTGGCGATATATTTCTGCAGGCTGGCTTTTGCCGCCTCCATCACCGGCTCAGCTTCTGGCCCCGGGTAAAGAAAAATCGTCGCATCCACGCTGTACGGAATAATTTCAGCGCTGCGCACCGTCAGACGGTCAGCAACCGGCCGCACGTTCTCACTGTTAAGCGCCTGTTCAACCACTGCCAGCAGATCCGCCGCTGCCGTTCCGTCGCCCTCACGGCTCAGCACGGTAAGCACCACCTCCGCCGGTGCCGGGCTGGTTGCGCTGGCGTCAGCCACTCGCCCGTCAGCGCTTTTAGCGTGAAACTCATAGGCCGCCGTCGGCCCCGCCACGGACAGCCCCTCAAATGCAGCAGGAACACGCAGGCGCAGCGCCTCATCACTTTCCATTACCGCTGCGACCGGCGGCACCGCGTCGTTATCCGCAGGTGTAACCGTCAGCCGCTTCACGTTGTAGTTGGCCGCCATCTGATCGAGATCGCCGCCAATTGCATAAGCCACCATGACCGCCTGCGCCGCCTCGTTAATGCGCTGGCGCAGGAGGATTTCACGATACGCATTTTCCTGCAGGAGCTTGGTCACGGGTTCAGACTCCAGCTCAAGCGTGCGCCTTACCGCGTTCTGCTCGTCTGCCGGATAAAGGGCCATAAACGCGGCTTTCCGTTCGTTTAGCAGCGTTTCAAAATCCGGCACATCCACTATCTGCGGGGCGGGCAGCAGGGAAAGGTCAATGACTGCCATTGTCTGCTCCTGTTGATATCGAAAGTGAAACCGGCGCGCCGTTATCACGCTGCCCGGTAAGCTCAACCACCATCGAACCATCAAAACTGCTGTCTATGGTGATGGAATCCAGGGTAAGCCGTGGCTCCCAGCGACTCAGTGCCACATAGACCGCAGACATTACCTGCAGGCGCAGCGCCGGGTTCTGCGGCTGGTCTATCAGTTCAGACAGAAGCGAGCCGTATTCCCGGCGGGCAATGCGGCTCCCCTGCGGGGTCAGCAGAATATCCCGGACCGACTGGCGCAGGTGGTCCGTGTCGGTAATGGTCCTGCCGTTGCCCTGACTCATGCCGATATAAAGCGTCATACCGGGCCTCCTGATGTATCGCCGCCGGACTTAACGCCGGTATGACCGTGTTTATCGACTACGATCCCGTTAGAACTCATGGCGCCGCCGCCCTGGGTGACACCACCATTGATCACCATCTCGCTGTTTATGCGCGTGTTGCTTGCTTCCACCACAAATTCCCCCGTTTTCAGGGTTATGTTATCTGCAGCTTCGATCACCATGGATTTGATGCCCCGCACATGCCAGCGGCCGGTCGCAGGTTCATATTCAAACCAGCCACCGTCCGGGTATTCCGTTACGCAGCCGTCCACGGAGTCCGACGGCGGCGCGAACTGGTTGGAATAGATCGCAGGTAAGGCAAAAGCGGTTTCCAGATTGCCGCCCATACTCAGCACCACCACCTGCTCATCCGGCGACGGGCACCACCATGTACGGGCACCACCTGCGCGCAGTGTCAGCCAGTTAATCCAGTTGGTTTCAAGCTCGCCCACTTTCACCCGGCATAGCCAGTTTTCCCGGTCCACTTCGGTTACGGTGCCGGTGCGGATCAGGTTGGTGATAAGGCGCATGATTTCGGTTAGTTGTGCGTTCATAACGAAAGGTTGCCATCAGAGGGAAAAGGGAGGCAGCGTTGGGTTTTGTGCCGTCCGTGACACAAATTTCACTCCGACAGCCAGCGCAAAAGCGTGTCACGGGTGATGGTTTCCACCTCATCATTCACGCCCAAAAGACGGCGTGCCGGGTACCGGGCCTCCGGGCCGTTGCGTCTGACTCGATCACGCAGACCATAATGGTGAACACGGGCGATGCGCTGGACTTTCCCATCAAACTGCACGCTGGCAGAGTCCGCAGTGGCTGCGGTTTTCAGGTATTTAGTGGTGCGCAATTTGGCGAACATCTGGCGCTTGATGCGCCCCTTTTTACTTCTGGCCGTCACCCGGCGCGGCTCAAAGGTGGTGCCGTCTGGATTGCGCTGCAGCCTGATATTTTGCTGTTGCGACCGGCGCAGCTCCTGCGCCAGCTGTCGCATCATACGGTTGCGGACTGCCGGTTCCAGATTCGCCAGCAGGGCCGCCAGCCAGTCATCCACCCTTTGCAGGTCATCCACGTTTCACCGTCCACATTTCTTCGGGTACGTCGGGTTCCGGCACCGCTTCAACGCTCGATACGGTGCCGTCTGTGCTGACAATCACGCGCTCCGTGAGCTGCAGATTGAGGCTGATATCACACAGATCGTTGCTAAGGATATCGACGTCAAAGGTAAAAAGTTTTTCGCGCAGCTCCGGGTTGTTGATAGCGTCCGGTTGATTGGTCATTAACCAGAGCAATACGGGCGCCATCACTAAATTCTGGTTGCCGCTAAAGTCTTCAATCACCACATTCAGGGTGTAGCGATATTCCCATGACATTGAACGGGCGCCGGTTGCGACCAGCGAACCGTTATCAACAAAAAGGTGCAGTTTGTCCGGGTTGTCACGGACATACGCCACCGATTTATTCAGGGCGTTGCGTAAGGACTGCGGCTTGTTCACTGTCTCGCTCCTGACACGCTATGATCGTGTCCACTTTGTCGGCACATACTGCCCAGGCGGCCTCAGTCTCATCCAGCACCTGGTTCAAATCCCCATTACTGCGCGGCGCTGACCTGTCCAGGCGGCATTGCGTCACTTTTGGACAACCACTCACGGTAAGCTGCACCTCCGGCGAGGGCCGGGCGGTCCCGCAGCCGGATAATGTCAGCAGGCAAAGGAGTGTCAGCCCAGCGGCGTAAATCCTCGTTTTCACGTTTTAGCTCCTCGATCCGGCGCTGGCGACTCCGCAACAGCGAGGAAGTCTCCTCCGCTGCAGCATAAAGTTGCATCTGCGCCCGGCTGTTGGTTTCGGTAAGAATGGACAGGCTGATGAGCTGGCTGTTTTTCTTCGCCAGCTCCTGCTTGTTTTTTTTAAGCGCCCCAGCCTGCGTCCCGATGGTGTGACCGGCATTGTTAAGCCGCCATGACTGCCAGCCCAGCAGTGCCAGCACCAGAGCCAGGATCACCGCCAGCGCGCGCGTCATGCCCCTGCCCCTTTAAGACACCAGGCAAGCTCACGGGCGCGCCTGTTTTCCAGCCCTTTATTCCGTTGACCATTTACATAAACCCAGCGGGGGAGCTGGTTGCACGCCTGCCACCACTGCTGGCGATTGATGTAAGAAACCATTGTTGACCGGCAGATTGCCCCCGTTCCGACATTAAAACCGATACTGATCAGGGCATCGTAAACATGCTGAGGTGGCTTAACCTGCAGGCAGGCTTCAATCCTTTTTTCCGTCAGCAATACGTTATTAATCAGCCCCTGCGCGGCCTGTCGCTCCGTTATGGTTTTGCCCGGCACTACCCCGGACGTATTGCCGATCCCGTCAGTCCAGACCCCGGCGCTGCACTGGTATGGCTGCAGGCGGCACCCTTCGAAATCAGCAATCAGTTTCAGCCCCTCAACGGAGGTATGAAGCGACTGAAAGCCCGGCAGCGTGGCGGCAATCGCCAGCACCGCGCCGACCAGGCAACGCTTAACGATTGAAGGACTCATATTCCCCCCTGGATATTCTGCCGTCCCGCAGCAGCTGGTAGGCTTTCCAGCGTAAGTAACAGGTCACCGCTGCAGTAATAATCCCCAGCGCAAGACCGGTAATGGTCGATACATCTTTAAGAGACAAATCGCCGAGCCATGCCAGAAGCAGGGCAACGCAGTAAGTGATAAAGGCGCTGATTCGTTCAAGCGTCATAGTTCAGTCCCATAACTGGACAGTCTGCGCAGTGGTTGACGCCGTAATGTCCGGCAGCTCCACCTGCAGCCCGTGCGGTAAAAAGGGGCCATATTCAGCCAGCCCCGGATTCGCCTGCAGCACCTGTTCAGTGACTCCCTGCGTGCGCCCGTAATGGCGCCAGCAGAGTGCGTCCACCGTGTCATACTGATGCGCACGCACTTTCATCAAATCAGCTCCACCGTCATATGTGGCATATCGCGCACGCGGGACTCCGCCCAGCGCACATCGCGCCACAGCTCGCCTAAGGTTGTTTCGATATCTTCGGCTTTCTTGCTTCCGTCGCCGGTTGCGTCAAAATCGCGATAGCGCTCAACCAGGTTTGCTTTTGCCCAGCAAAACACCGCACGGCGATACAGCATGAGCCGCTGGCTTTCGCCGTCGATCACATCAGCAGGGACGTCGGCCAGGCTCGCATACCCCTGCGCCCGTTGTTTCTCGCGGAACTCATAAAGATCGGCGTTAACTTCAGCAATCGCTGTCAGCAACGCCAGACGCAGGCGTGGATCGGTGACACTCCCATCCATGCGCATATCACGGCGGAACTCTGAAACCCTGACATCAGGCCAGAAACTGGTGTTTTTAATAACGTCCTGGGTACTTTCCCCGGCCTGTTCCGGCGAAACGAATTGCATATTTCTGGCACTCCCAAATAGTTGGGCGGTGGACGGGGTTTTGACGCGGCATAAAGCCTGTCGCCACCCCGTGCCGCCCCGCGCGTTGGCACGATTCGTTAAGCCGACATTGCCTGTCGCAATCGGCTTTCAAGCTTGTTGATTTCGGTTTTGACGCCAGAACTGTTATCCAGCTGCAGGGCACGCTTCAGATGGTTAAGTGCCGCCACTGCCTGATCGTTATCCCGCAGCGCGTAGCCCATCGCCTTATGAAGTCGGGCGCGGGACTGATCCGGCATATCCTGACCTTCAACGATATCGAGCACCTGGGTAAGAATGGCGGCATTGAATGATTCACCGGCAGAAAAAGCGCGCATTGCCGCGTCGGCAAACTCTTCGGCAACAGCGGTCCCGCAGGTCCGGTTGAAGCGCTGCGGCAGGACCCAGCCGTGTTTAATGGCATGACGGGCAATGTCCAGCGCGCCGGTATAGTCTCCGGCATCAATGCGCCAGATCATGACGTACATCGCCACGTCGTCCTGGCCTGACGCGTCAGCATCCAGCAAACCGGCAATCCATGAGGCATAAGCGGGAAGAAACTCACGTTTGAGCTGAGCCTTGCGCTCATTTGACTGGACGGTTTTAAGGCGCCTGCGGTGTTCTGTCAGCTGTAACAGCATCTGGTTATAACCCGTCATACTGGCTTTACTGCCGCCCTGCCGGGCGGCATCCTGTGCCTGTACATACTGAGTGTGAGCACGGAACGGATTCATTTATCACGCTCCGGCGCCAGTGCCGCCCGTATTCTGAGCATCAAGCGCGCCCTGCACTGCTGCAGCAACGATGGTCTGAATATTTTCAGCCGTCAGCGCCGCGCCCGGATTGCCGTCTGCCTGCGCTGGTAACATCTCGATGTTCTCAACCAGGCAAACGCCGTCGTAATCTTCGACAACATACGCCTCGTTAACGGATTCGTAGTTCTCCACGCGGTCACGCTTCGGATTGTCGATAACCGAACGACGACGGGTACCGGCTTGCCAGTAAATAGACAGGTTATCCAGACGGGTGATCAGCATGGCGTTAGCCGGGAAGAACGGCGCGCGAACGGCCGGGAGGTTGCCAATACGCTTCTGGCTGATGATGAGATCGGCCGCCATCGCTTCGCTGTTTGGCTGGTCGCGGTTGACGATCGGGAAATATTTATCCGCCAGCAACTGGCGCCCGACGATAACCACAAGCTCTGTATCTTCCTGATACCACGGCGCGATTTTCTCATTCACGGCGCCCATAACCAGCGCGTCCAGATTCAGGAAATCGCCGCCTTTACCGACACGGATAGTCTGAGAAACCACCTCGCCCTCGGACACAATTTTGTCCAGAACCTGAACGGGTTTCTCCTGGCGGATTTTCTCCAGCCAGCCGATATTCACATCCTGCAGCAGCGGATAGGTCTTGCGGTCTGACGTTTTTTCACGCTTCACGCCGTTGAAGCCGATCATGATGCGGTCAAGCGCCTGGCGAATAATGATGGCGTCACGGATGCGCGTCTGGAAGTCCTGGAATTTAGCCCACAAATCCAGTTTTGCATAAGGCAGCGCCGTATCAGAGTTAGTCTGGGTACACTTGTACCCTTCACCGTCGATGTAGGTCGGATCAACGGGTTCACGGTCTTTCTGGGTGGTATCAGTATTACCGGCGATACTGGCGCCAATCCCCAGCCCCAGACGTTCGCCGGACTGCTCATCAACCGGGATAATGTTGATTTTCTGCAGGAACGAGGAAGACTCCTGGATTTTCGTTTCGAGCGTCTGCGCAACGGACGGCTCTGCCGTATATTTTGAGGTGATACCGCTTACAGGCACGCCATTGAGTGTGGCGAGCTGCGTCAGATAGCCGTTGAATTTAAAACGTGTCTCTTTTTTCATTGTGCTTTTGCTCCGTCAGCAATCGGTGGTTTGTTCTGCGCCGTTATTGCCGGTCGCATTAGGGCGGCGTTCGCTGCGGCTGTCCTGAGTGGAAAGCTGCTCACGCAGGGTGGAGAGTGCGCTGGTTGTCTCATCAACAACCTTCTGCATATCGCTCAGCTTGTTGCTGAAATCGGTCTGATGGGTGCTGACCTGCTCCGCCAGCGTCTGATGCTCACGCGCGATGGTTTCAACAGCCTGATTCACATCAGCAAAGCGGGCGTTATCATCGGCGCCTTTGCGGGACAGCAGCTCTTTCACGCGGGTAAACAGGCTGGTTTTTTCCGGCACGTCCTCAAACTCGATGAGCGTTTCAACAGCAGCGGTAAACAGGTTGTCTTTGTCCAGCTTGCGGCGCGCCAGGGGGTTATGTTCTGCGCTGGCGCTGAACTGCAGCATTTCAGTGCCGAGGCTTGCGGGATCGTCAGTAATCGCCAGGCCAACCAGATAAGCGGAGCCGGTATCGGCAAAGCTGGTGTTAACTTCCATTGAGGTGAAAAGCTTCTGCCAGTTGCTGGTCATCGTGACCAGATCGTCAGTCGGGGCAATCCAGCCATACAGCGCCATTTTCCCGGACAATGCCCCTTCGGTGATTTCTTCCGCTTCCAGCTTTTCCACCATGCCAAAACGACGGAAGGGCCCATCAGGAGTAAAGCCCTTGATGTGCTCCATATTGATCAGCGCGGTGTATACCTGCGGGTTATAGCTCGCTGCCATCTGGGTGAGCCATTCACGCTCAATAACGCGCCCGTCAGTAGTGGCCCCTTCGACCCCAATACGAAAACGCTTAGATTTTTTTGCCATCGGTCCGGCTCCGGTTAGTTAGTTCGTAACACGTTCAGAGCCTTATGTTTGCGGTGATGGGCGCGTGTAAACAACGCGTTGGGCTTGTGCGAACTCCCATACAATGCGAAGCCGGGGAAAGTGCTGATTTGAGGCCGTATGTTTGTGCCATGACAACACTAACCCCCGCAGACCTCGATCCCCGTCGTCAGGCAATGCTGATGTACTTTCAGGGATACCGCGTAGCCCGCATTGCTGAAATGCTGGGCGAGAAAGTTGCAACCGTTCACAGCTGGAAAAAACGCGATAAGTGGGGCGAATATGGCCCACTGGATCAGATGCAGCTCACCACCGCCGCACGTTACTGCCAGCTCGTCATGAAGGAGCAGAAGGAAGGAAAGGACTTTAAAGAAATTGACCTGCTGGCGCGTCAGTCCGAACGACAGGCCAGGATCGGCAAATTTAACAATGGCGGGAATGAAGCAGACCTGAATCCGAACGTGGCGAACCGCAATAAAGGTCCGCGCAAGCCGCCGGAAAAAAACCTGTTTACCGACGAGCAGATCGAAAAGCTGGAAGAGATTTTCCGCGCCGGTATGTTCGAGTACCAGCGCCACTGGTGGGACGCTGGCATCAAACACCGTATCCGCAACCTCTTAAAGTCACGCCAGATCGGTGCAACCTACTATTTCGCCCGTGAAGCGTTGATAGACGCCCTGACCACGGGCCGAAATCAAATATTTCTGTCAGCGAGTAAAGCTCAGGCGCACGTTTTTAAACAGTACATCATCGACTTTGCAAAAGAGGTGGACGTTGAACTGAAAGGCGATCCGATGGTGCTGCCTAACGGCGCGTGTCTTTACTTCCTCGGTACAAATGCCCGTACCGCGCAGAGCTATCACGGCAATCTGTATCTTGATGAGTATTTCTGGATACCGAAATTCCAGGAGCTGCGCAAGGTGGCCTCCGGTATGGCGCTGCACAAAAAATGGCGTCAGACCTATTTCTCTACCCCTTCCAGCCTGACGCACAGCGCCTACCCGTTCTGGTCTGGCGCCCTGTTCAATAAAGGGCGCCCGAAAGCCGACAGGGTAGAATTTGACATTTCTCACAGTAGCCTGGCGCACGGCGTTTTATGCCCTGACGGCCAGTACCGCCAGATAGTCACCATTGAAGATGCCGTAAACGGCGGGTGTAATCTTTTCGACCTGGACCAGCTGCGCCTGGAGTACAGCCCGGACGAATACAACAACTTGCTGATGTGTCAGTTCGTTGACGACCTGGCGTCCGTGTTCCCGCTGGCGTTGCTGCAGTCCTGCATGGTTGACAGCTGGGATGTGTGGGACGATTTCGAACCGCTTTTACTGCGTCCGTTTGCATACCACCCTGTCTGGATCGGCTATGACCCGGCAAAAGGAACGCAGAACGGTGACAGCGCCGGTTGCGTGGTCATTGCGCCTCCCGTCGTCCCCGGCGGTAAATTCCGCATCCTTGAGCGTCACCAGTGGCGCGGGATGGACTTTCGCGCCCAGGCCTCAGCGATTGAGGAAATCACCAGACGCTACAACGTGACCTATATCGGCATTGACTCGACCGGCGTTGGCGATGGCGTTTACAAAACGGTAAAGCAGTTTTTCCCTGCCGCGCGTGAGTTTGTCTACAACCCAACCGTAAAAAATGCCCTGGTGCTTAAAGCCTACGACATCATCAGCGGGCGCCGTCTGGAGTTTGACGCGGGGATGCTGGATATCGCGCAGTCCTTTATGTCCATTCGCCGTTCAACCACCGCCAGCGGCAACCGGCCAACCTACGAAGCAGCCCGCACAGAGGAAGCCAGCCACGCGGATTTAGCCTGGGCAACCATGCACGCACTTTATAACGAACCACTGGCAGGAGCTTCCGCCAGTACCAGCAACATCGTGGAGATTTTTTAATGGCTAACCGCAAAAACCGCAGCAAGGCACCGCGCGGCCAGACCGCCACCGATACGGCCAACATGGTCAGTAATGCACATGCGGAGGCGTTTACATTTGGCGATCCGATCCCCGTGATGGACCGCCGGGAGTTATTTGATTACCTGGAGTGCGTGCAGGTAGACCGCTGGTACGAACCACCGATCAGCATGGATGGCCTGGCGCGAACTTACCGCGCCGCCGTGCATCACTCCAGCGCTATTCAGGTAAAACGCAATATTCTTACCAGTACCTTCATCCCTCACCGCTGGCTGTCTAAGCAAGCCTTTTCCCGGTTCGCCCAGGACTTTCTGGTATTCGGTAATGCCTACCTTGAAAAACGCATGAACAGGTTAGGGCAGATCATGGAGCTGCGCGCCTCGCTTGCCAAATATACCCGTCGTGGCATTGACCAGGACACCTACTGGTTTGCACAGTATGGCTACAACTCGCAGCCCTATCAGTTCGATGAGGGAAGCGTGTTTCATCTGATGGAACCCGACGTTAACCAGGAGCTTTACGGGATGCCGGAATACCTCTCCGCCATTCCCTCCGCCCTGCTGAATGAATCGGCCACGCTCTTTCGCCGTAAATATTACCTTAACGGTAGCCATGCTGGTTTCATCATGTACATGAGCGACCCCGCCGCCGATCAGAAAGACGTGGACAACATACGCGAAGCACTTAAAAAATCGAAAGGGCCAGGCAACTTCCGCAACCTGTTTATGTACAGCCCGAACGGCAAGAAAGACGGCATTCAGATCATCCCGCTGTCAGAAGTCGCAGCGAAAGATGAGTTTCTTAACATCAAGAATGTGAGCCGTGATGACATGCTGGCAGCTCACCGCGTGCCGCCGCAGCTGATGGGGATTATTCCAACGAATACCGGCGGGTTTGGCGATGTGGAAAAAGCGGCGCGCGTTTTCGTTCGCAACGAACTTACCCCCCTGCAGGGCCGCATCAAAGAAGTTAACGAGTGGCTGGGTGATGAGGTGATACGCTTTGACCCCTACCTGACCGATGAAGACTGACGCCTACCTGGCCAACCTTTGATATCAACCGCCCTTCCCCGGGCGGTTTTTTTATTCCCTTATGCCCTGCCGCACCATCAGAGCGCCTCAGCGCCTCGCTGAGCGGTCCTGCGCTTTCGCCATCTGGCATCACGACGAAACGCAGCGTCTCACCACGGCGCAGGCGCGCACGACCAGCCCCCCATAAAATGACCATGCCCGCCAGACATTGAGGCGCCAAAACCACGATTAACACCAAAACCGCGCGCTCGTAGCCCCGCCACGCCTGCCCGCTTTATGTAGTAATTTTCATGCATCAGCATGAACAATGGAAAGGCCCGCCAGTTGTGGGGGGCCTGAGCAAAAACGATCCTTGAAAGATCATGCGATTTCATGCGGTATAGACATGCATGTTTAGAAGAGCCAACAAAAATCAGACTGACTAAACGCGCTCACCCATTCAGAAAGCAGCAGCTTTATCAAAACCAGAAATAACTGTATAAGAAATCGACGAATTGTCAGCTTTGTTTACTTTAAACTTGGCGCCTTTATAAGCAACTACATCACTACCCTTCGAATCTATCGAAAAATCAGTTGTGAATGCAGCACGAGCCATATCATTTGCAAACTCTCGATAGGTAAACTTCATGACCCCGCCAGCATTTCCATTGTATTCGATAGTTTTTACCAATGAATTACTTACCCGGCAGAGGCCATCAGGAACACGTTTGATAGATATTTCTGCGGCAGTATAAGAAGTACCATTTGGTGGCGAAACCTCGTTTTTGGCAGCGTCGTAACTAACATAATCAACATAGTTTCCAATCTGTCCATAAAGATTTTTTAACGCAACCGCCTGAGGATTGTGATAATTACGATATACGCCATTGCCAACGCTGCAATAGCTTCCAGCAGCAATTGAAGACAACGCGCCATTGCCTGCTCCAAGTTCTAGAACATCCGTTTTAAACCCTGTTGCAGACGTAATGATAGGATCGCCCATATAAGCTGTGGCACTTTGCCCAACAGGAGGCTTAACTACTTCAATAGAGGTGACATTTGGGTTAGGAGAACGTGGTACGCAGCCAGAGACTGCTAAAGCAAGAGATATTGATAACATTAAGTTATTAATTTTCATTTTTTTGCCCAATTTTTATTTTAACAAAAATAAGGTGACATCTGATTGACATCACCCTTCTCTGTTATCTAACTCTTTTTAAATTGCTAAAACAAGCCCCTACCCACATAGTCGTTGCAGTCAAATCTCGCTTACCCAGATATGCTGCATGATTTTAATCACACTTTTGCCTTTATCCCTTAAAATGCCATTGGCTTTGATTTAGTGGATTCGTATGGCTGTTATGCGAAAAGGGTGAGAGTTTTGGTAATGATCGGATTTAAGTACTCTTAACAGCACCGGACAAATTTTCGTATATTTGTCGTTCATTACTTCAAGACGCACAATATTTCCCTAGTTGATTACGCCCGTTGTTCGGCTGTATTCATGATTGCGGATTTTCGCCATCAGCTCGTCGGTCAACTCAGAAACCCACTGGATTGCCAGCCGCTTTTCTTCTTCGTTGCAATCGCTTGCCGCTACCAACTTTATGAAAAAATCAATGCGCTGAAGTTTCAATGACTCCAAAAGATAATCCTGCATTTTCCCTCCTTCTATGGCCACTCACGCAAGATAACTGTATGTATAAACACTGTTTATATATACAGTATATTACCAGTTTCTAAATGTAAAATGCTTTTTGGCCTCCCAAAAGAAAGCCCTGAGATTGAACAAGCACGAAATAATCTTAAGATGTCAATAATATTGCCGCCATTTGTCATCCTCACGCAGCCGCCCGTTCTGGTAAAAGATGCGTAGCCCTCCCCCTGACGGAAGGCTGCCGCCGCGTAAAAGTAAATTCTCCTCGAACTCACTGCCATCGAATCCTCTGGACCTAAGCTCATACTCCAGTTGCAGGCGCTGCAGCTCAGAAATATCCTGCTTGTAAGTCTTTTTCGGTTTCGGTTTTACCAGCCTGAGCCTGGCGACCAGCTCCCGCCGCTCCTTTTTTCCCATTCCGTGCAGATAGTCCTGCAGCGCCTTTTCATCCAGGGGAGTAATATCCGGTACTTCCCCCCCTGAGTGGTTCAAATTTTCAACAGGGGGACAGTTATTGCCACGAGTCCAAGGGGCGCAAGCGCCCTGGTCGGCTGTCGCCTCCTGAAGGTCAACGGCTTTACGAACCATTTTCCACTTCACTGCATGAGTGCAGATCCGGCCCTCAATGATCGGGGACCAGATGCCATAAATACGAACACCGTGATCGCCGTAGGCGCTCGGCTCGTCGTTCAGCTCGTAGGCAGTTCTGACAAGGTGATGTTTACGGGGAACCAGGACGCCGCCCTGCTTCATGATGTAGGTGGCAAAACAGCCAGCATCAGCTGCGGCCAGCACAGCATCCAGGCGCGGGTTTTCCAGTACCGGCGCGCCTGCCTTCTTGTCCCCCTGCACTCTGGCAGCCTGACCGGCCAGCAGGCGCAGCTCGCGGTACGCCTGGCGGCCTGGAATACCAAAGAAGCGGAATTGCTGGACACGGTGCAGCGAAGCCCAGGCGTTTACGTTCTCAGCGTTATCGCGCAGTGATCTGCCCGTTTCTTTACTGATTTCCTGCGCCAGCCCGCGCCCGTCGATATTCTTGCTGATGTATTTGGCGATATAACTGGTCGGTGTACCCTTGCGAGGGTTGATAAGCTCAGACTTGAATCGCGGCCCGGTATTGGTGCCCAGCTCCTCCCGGTCCTCACGAATGGCAAATTTACGCAGCAGCGCGGTGATGGATTTGCGGTCTTTTTTGCGCATGAAGCACAGCAGGTGCCAGTGCACGGTGCCGTCATGGTGTGGCTCAGCAACGCGGACGCCATACCAGCGCAGCCCGGCTTTGTGCATCGCCTTACGGAAGGCGGCGAACATATTCACCAGGTAATCACTGCTCTGCCGGACCGTGGCACTGGTCCATTTCGGGTTTGGCCTGCCGTTATTAAGCGTCGCGTGAAAGCGTGACGGGCAGGTGATGGTATAGAACACGGCGCATTCACCACGCATTTCTGCGATCAGCTCCAGCCCCTTAACGCAGGCCATCATTTCGTTGCGCCGGTGCGCAGGATTGCTGCTGCTGGCGTTTACCACTTCTTCCATATCCAGCGTGTCACCTTCGGCGTTAACCAGCTCATGCGAGCGGAAAAACTCAAGTGATTTGCGGCGCTGTTCGCGTTTGTGGATCACGGCCTCATAGCTGACATACGGAGACGCCTTTTTGTTAACCAGGCAGACAGCGCGCAGCTGTTCTTCCCGCCATTCACACCGCATCTGCCACAGCTTGCGATACCACCAGTCCGCGCAAAGCATACGGGCAAGCGATCCCGGAATAAGCTCGTATGGGACCGGGTTACGGCGGTGCTTTTTACGGCGCAGCCGCTCGAAAGCAGGCGGGATCACATCAAGGCGCATGGCCTCAGCGGCCACCCTTTCCCATGACCGGCGGATCTCCTCCGGCGTAACGTCTTCATCCGTAAACAGCTCACCGCAGGCAGCATCCAGACACATGCTCATGTGTGCCGCCACCAGGGTAGATAACCGCTTAACCTGCTCCTGGTTCATTTCCGGCAGAACCAGCAGGCCCTCCAGCCCGTCGTGGCTCGCCATAAAACGGAATGAAGCAGAAACCTGGCTGGTACGCACGCGCTCCAGGCGTTCAAGGCACGGCCTGATGGTTTCACGCAGATAGCGGGAATATGCCCTCGGCTTGCCCAGGCCCTCGAAATATTTAATCCGTTCAAGCAGCGGCTTACTGATGTGCGCCGGTTGGGCGCTCACGTCAGCAACAATGACCAGATCGGGATTAAATTGCTGCTGTTCGCGGGCCATTTTGGCGCGGCTTATCAGCTGGTCCTGCTCCATTTCTCGCTGAACAGGATCCCGGGATTCATTGTAGAAATAGCGTTCCCAGACCTCATTACTCAGGGCCTCGCGGCGCAGCTGCTCCTGCTCGTTATCCGCAGCATAGAGAGTAATCAGGTTTGAAAGCGAAGAAACCGGCGCTACTTCCGCCGGGTCCATGTAGGGGTTGATCGCCTTTTTAGGTACATTCCAGGCAAAAGCAGCGGCGGAATCTTCTGCACCGCCGTGCTTTTCAACTTCGTGATGACTCACGCGCGCACCTCATGCACGACCGAGTAATCAGGTCCGCCGGCTGGATCAAAGCCAGCCCATACTTTCGGTTTGAGTACAGCAATCAGTTCGTCTGCGGTTTTCCCTTCGCCTGCAGCAATACCAATACTGCGTTTTACGTTAATGCGGTTATGAGTGAAATTGCGATACAGGGAACGAGTCAGGAAAGTGTCGCTGTTCGAAACGATGACCGGATGGCCTTCTGATGCACGGCGCTCAAGAATAGAGGCCAGATGATACTGATCGTCCTCAGTAAAACCGGCAGTGTGATAGCCACTGAAAGTACCGTCATAAGGCGGATCGCAATAAATAACATCCCCAGGCACTAACAATGCCAAAGTTTCGTCATAGCTGGCGCAAATGAACGTGGCGCGGGTAGCTTTTTCAGCAAAAGCGCGTATTTCATTTTCAGGAAAATACGGTTTTTTATAATTACCGTAAGGGACGTTAAACTCTCCCTTTTTGTTATAACGGCAAAGACCACGGTAACAGTGGCGATTTAAGAATAAAAACAGCGGCGCGCGCCATTCAGGGTCTTTATCGTGATTGAATGAATCCCGGCTATCATAATAACCATCTTCACTATTGAATGTTTTAAACAGATGTTTGGCACGCTCAATAAAATCTGATGCGTTTGTTGCTATCTCCCGATATAGATTTATTAAATCAGGGTTAATATCCGCGACAAGATAATGAGGATAGTCTGTCGCCATCATCACTGCGCAGGAACCCGCGAAAGGTTCAACCAGTCGCGGGCCAGCAGGAAGGTGCTTAATCAATTCGGGCATGACATCAGTTTTATTGCCCGCCCATTTCAGGATGGTGCTCATACAGCACCTCCGTTGTAGTGTTTGCCTTTAAGCTCTGCGATTTCCTGACAGGTAACGCAGAGATCACAGCCCGGCACGGCGGCCCGGCGTTCTTCTGGAATGACAATTCCGCAGCTTTCACACCCCAGTGAAGAAGCCCCAACCTTTCGGCTGCGGGCATTATGGATGTGGCGCTGCAGCTGTTCTTCAACGCGCTGCTGTACGAGGTCCATAGAGTCAGCCATTAGTGCAGCTCCTGTGATTCGTTTTCGTAGCGGGTTGCTTCACGGCGCAGCAGTTCAGCCGCTTCAATACCGTTTAACCCTCTGTTGATGATATGGGTTGCCAGCGCCTCAAGGCGGATTGAAACAGCGAGTGCGCGGCCTTTGCGCTCCTCACGTTTGGCAATATCGATCACCGCCATAAGCTGGTCGTTTTCTGGCACAACCATTTTTGGTAATTCTTTCTGCATTTCTCTTTCTCCTGAATTTGGGCAAAAGAATGCCCGGCGGGTTTACGCCATTAATTTCTGTTGTGGGTTAATTCGGCATGGTTAGCCGTTTGGGAAATAAGCTCACCACTGCACGAAAATGATTCATTGCTTTAACCAGTTCCCGCTTTTCGTCAGTAGTCAGATCATTAATATTGACGCCGTGACGTTCTGCCGGAATTTTTGCCATAAAGAATATGGCTGCCAGTGCGCGTTCATTTTGCTTATGGTTTATATCGCGGCGGTCGCGCATATCTTTAATAAACCTTTCAAGCTCTGGCTCGATATTCAGACCAAACACATTTGCCCTTAATTCCGCTATTCGGTTCAGCCCTTCCATACGTTTACCCGGGCTTAATGGAACAGTCGCCGCAGCGCCTTCAATAGCCATGGTTTCCCCCGTTTGGTAGTGGTCAGCCCTGCCAGCAGTTCATCTTGAGAGCGGGACGGGTGCCAGCGCTTGCCATCTTTCCCAATAATCCAGCCATGGCCGCAGTGCATACCCTGGCTTTGTTTAATTAAAAGCGATGCGAATGACGGTTCTTTAGTCAGCATAATCACCTCAGATGATGCCGAACGAAGCGCCAAGGCCCGTTACGGTGTCCACCGCACTTGCCATCGCGGGGTTGGCCTGCAGGCGGGCATGCATGGAAACGGCAGCCAGTGCCATCAGGCGAGTCACTGAGTTAATGCTGCTGATCACATCTCGGCGTCCGGCAGTAGTTTTCACATCGCCAGTAACAGCACCGGCAGCAACGCGCCCTATCTCAGCGGTGGCGCTCATGACGTAGTGCGGCAGCTTCTCTTTTGCCACTTCGTTCATCGGCACACATGGCAGGCAGTGAATTTGTGCCAGGAAGCCGTCAACCAGGGTTGAGTCCTCAGTGAGATCGGTAAGGAGCCAGATTTCAGGCGGTGTGAGCTGATGCGGTTGCTCCGGGTTCAGCTTGTTGCGCAGCGTCTGGACATTCATTCCCGCGCGTTCTGCCAGCTTCGCCATGTTGTGACGCAGTGCGAAAGCCCGGCAGGCCTCTTCAAAGTGTGGATGTTTGGAAATCTTATAATCAAACATGCGAGCCCCTTAGAAAGTTCTCATAATTGAACTTACTGACCAACAACAACGCGGAAGTTGGAATGACCAAGGGACTCACGGACCTGATCGGTTTTGTACATCAAGTAACGCAGGCTTACACGACCCTTATTTTTTTCTTTCTTAACCATGTACTTAGCAAGCTGACCATGGTGAATTTTTTGATACACAGAACCGCGTGAAATGCCTTCCCATTCGGCAAATTCCGCAGGCGTAGCCATCTCTTTTGGTACACGAATTGAAATATCTGTGCTCATAGTGCAGTATCTCTTAGTTTGTTTTCGTTTCATCTCGTTTTATGTGGTTTGGTTTTGCTTTTCAAACCATGAGCGGATATTAGGATCACTTTTTATATGCGTCAAGGGGTTTGATTATGAGTTTAATCAAGGCGGGAAATGATAGTGGTGGGCGTGATGCAATCAACAGGCTTATTAAGGCCTACAATTTCAGCTCACGTCAGCAGCTCTGCGAACATCTGGATGTATCGAAAAGCACTATGGCTAACAGATACTTAAGAGATAGCTTCCCCGCCGAATGGGTAATTCAATGCGCCCTTGAAACAGGAATTTCCCTTCTTTGGTTGGCTACCGGTCAGGGAGATATGTATGCGAGTGAGAACGAAGAAAAGAATCTCAAAAACGAAACTTCCGTCACGGTAAGACCACTTTCTAAAATCGTGGCTCCCAGTATCAAACATGCTGAACTGAAGAACGGCGAACTGCATCCGAGTGATGAAATCCTTCTCGATAGCAGACTGCTGGATGGTGAATCGTCCAACTCTCTTTTTGTAAAAACAGCTAGTGATAGCTTTGTTGTGGATACCTCTGTGAAACAAATCAGCAATGGTTATTGGCTGGTAGACATCGACGGCGTTAAAAGCTTGGTTAAGATTGCTCGCATTCCTGGCAATAAAATTGTGGTTCATCAGGATGAAGCATCCTTTGAGTGCGCCGTAGATGATGTTGAGGTAGTAGGCCGCGCAGTAAAAGTCATTAAGAGCATCTAACCATGACCATCAGAAAACAGCCGAACGGAAAATGGTTGTGTGAGTGTTACCCGAACGGGCGTGACGGCAAGCGCGTGCGCAAGCAATTTGCGACAAAGGGCGAGGCTGTAGCATTCGAAAACTTCACCATGGATGAAGTGAACAAAAAGCCGTGGCTGGGTGAAAAGGAAGATCGGCGGCGTTTGTCAGAATTGATTGAGCAGTGGCACTCTCTTTACGGCCAGACGCTCGCAGACCCCAAGCGCCTAATGGCGAAACTGAATATTATCTGCAATGGCCTCGGCGATCCCGTCGCCTCTGAGTTAACCGCCGGTGACTTTACAAAATATCGCGAAGCACGGTTAAAAGGTGAAGTACGTAACGAAGACGGCGCGCTGATGTCGCCAGTAAAGCCCCGCACGGTAAACCTGGAACAGCGTAACTTATCATCCGTTTTTGGCACCCTGAAAAAGCTGGGCCACTGGTCAGCGCCTAACCCGCTTGCCGGTCTACCAACATTCAAAATCGCAGAGGGGGAACTGGCGTTTCTTGCCCAAGACGAAATTAAACGCCTGCTTGATGCCTGCGCTGATTCTCAAAGCCCCAGCTTGTTAATGATCGCAAAGGTATGCCTCGCCACCGGCGCGCGGTGGAGTGAAGCCGAAAACCTGCAGGGCCACCAGTTATCTAAATACCGGATCACCTATACCAAAACCAAAGGTAAGAAAAACCGAACCGTACCGATATCTCAGGATCTGTATGACGAGCTGCCCAAAAATAGAGGTAAGCTATTCACGCCCTGCAGAAAAGCTTTTGAGCGCGCAGTAAAAAGAGCTGGTATCGACTTGCCTGAAGGCCAATGTACTCACGTGCTGCGTCATACATTCGCCAGCCATTTTATGATGAATGGCGGAAACATACTGGTATTGCGCGATATTCTGGGTCATGCCGATATAAAAATGACAATGATTTATGCTCACTTTGCTCCTGATCATTTGGAAGATGCAGTTACGAAAAATCCGTTATATTCATTAAATTATTCTAAAGGATAATATAAATGGAAACCGAATATATACATGATGATTTTAATGATTTATTTGAAAGTCTTGTAAGAACAGAAGATTTAAAACTTCCTTTCACTGTTAAGACAGATATTATAAATGATTTCAAGAATAAATGTGAAATTTATTTTAATGCCTTAAATGATTATATAGAAGATAATGACAATGAATTATCTCGGAGATTGAGATCTAAACTGGATAGAATAACAAGAATATACTTTGGCGTTGTGAGTTCTTTGGAATATTTTTTGTCAGGTGATATCAAATCCTCATATGATACTTTCGACAGAACATTTTCTGAACGATACACAGCTAACTATATCCAAAAAATATCGATCCCCTTAGAGAATATTTGCAATTCTTCAAGGCCTTTATTCAGGGTTAGAAAATCTGATACAGCAGTAAAAAATAGAAATGAAATCTTTCATATACCATTCTCTAAGAGGCACCTGGTAAACGCTCAAAGATACTCGGTTGCTGGCCTACCCTGTTTATATTTAGGCTCATCTCTATATGTATGTTGGCTTGAAATGGATAAACCTGATTTTGATAAGTTATATATATCCTCTTTTATATCCAGTGAAGAGAGTTCCAAAATATTAGATTTCACCTCGGAAATTCTCTACTCACGTTTCTATGGTAAGACTGATAATGACAAAATGTCATATATCACAAAGATGTCTTACATTTGTTTAATGCCACTCATTTACGCTTGTAGTTTTGCAAAGATTAATGGCAGCACCTCATTCACTCAGGAATATATAATTCCAAATTTATTAATGCAATGGATTAGCCGCAGAAATAAATCAAACATTGTCGGAATTGCATACAGATCGACAAGAATGATTAAAACAAACCATGGAGAAAAATCTATTAACGTTGTTCTTCCTCCTAAAGTTACATATCAGCAAACCATAACAAAAGATTTTTGTCCTAAGCTAGTAAAAATGTTCAAGCTTACTCCCCCCGTTTCATGGCAGGTACTAAAAACTTTAGATTACTCCTTTGAACCAAGTGAAGATGATGGTGTTAAGTCTGCCTCAAGATTCTTAAGAACGAAAGAACGTATATCAGGTATGCAAAGTTTTGATGACAACATTGTCAATCTCTATCCTTTGACTGATTTCTATAGGTTAGAGAAGTGTATGGACAACCTTCTTGAATACGATTCAATCAAAGATAAGAAATGATGGCGGCAATTTGGCGACAGGGCATTAAAAACGCGTAAAACGGACAAATACAAAATAATACTAAGGCATTGTTTTAAAACATAACTTACTGTTTTTACAATAGTATAAATGGTATGTAGAAATTTCGGACGCGGGTTCAACTCCCGCCAGCTCCACCAAATAAAACAAGGGGTTACGTGAAAACGTAACCCCTTTTTTTGCCCATGTCCACATTACGTCCACTCGGCAAAACTTTGGCCAGCGCTAACTTCAGTAACCCCAGTTTTACATTTTTGCATCCAGTGCCCATATGCCGCTTGCCACGCCTCTTGTTCATCGGCAAAAGATGTTCTGCAATAGGCAACTACTCAATGCCTTTTGAACCAAACTCCGAGTACAAGGATGACCAGCTCTGTCGCTATATCCTTACAGCATTCCCGACCCCATAGGACAAATGGATTATGCAAAATTTCTATCATATTGATCAGCTGATTCAGGGTTATTTCAATCAGGATCATGACCTCATAAATGAGGGAGAGGATACTATTGAGGGCACTATTGAACGCTATAAAAAAACAGCCCCAGATTGGATGTTAAAAGAGTTAGCCGAAGAGGTCGATTGTTTTCTTAAGCTTTACGAAGACAGGCTGGATGAGCAATTCAAAAGCCGGTATGGATTTGATTTCTCACCTGAGTTGTGGGATTCAACCCCATTCGATTTCCTGATGACTGTGCGCAGACTTGCCCTTTCTTAGAAGTAGCTACAGGAAGACAAACCCGTAACGGCTTAACCGACCTCAGACCGGCAACAGCCGGTCTTTTTCTTTCTAAATATAAGTTAAGGGTGAACAGTTAAATCCAAAAAAGCTTTTTCTTGATGTGATCCATTCAAAAAACAGGTTTGCTTAACCACAGGAAACACTGCAACAAATCGCCATTGGCATACCCGTGAAAGTAGAATTTATAAATTATCAAAAAAAAACAGCCTATTAATGAATTTATTCAGACTCCACCAGCCCAATAATCCTCCATCGGTGATTACCAGAGTCATCCGATGAAGTGCTGAAAGCCCGCACGGCGCAAGCTCTGCGGGCTTTTTATATCTGTCCCTTCTAGCCCAGCGCCCCCTCACACGCCAGCGCCAGCACCATCAGCGCCGTCTCATTCTCCCGCACCGATAACATCTCCATCCCCACCGGCAGACCGATACGGCTTACGCCGCACGG